TCTCGGTTCTCTGTTCGCGGCTTAGGCTGCGCGCCGCCGCCTTGCTTGTCGACGGGTCGCTCGAGCGGGCGTTTGCCGCAGCCGCAGCCGCGAACAGAGAACCGAGAGCCGTTGGAACAGCGGGCGCTGACATCAGCGGGTCGTGGGAGTAGCGATTCACATGAACCTCCCGGCGGCGTAGCCGAGCGAGAGGAGGATGAGGGCGACTCCCGCCCCGATGAGCGCGTAGTGGATGCGGTCGAGGCTTCGGAGGAAGCGTCGCTCCTCGTCTTCGCGGTCGCGGTTTCGTTCGACTCTGTAGGCTTGCATGGCTGTTCCTTCTTTCCGCCGTCGATCCTGACGGCCTTGGTAAATGCGAAATGTAACCGAGGCTTGCTGCCGACGCGAGCGACGGTCAGCGTGCCGATGATCTCTTCCCCGATCCTGAACTGGATGCTTTCGTCCTGCTTGAAGCTGCGGACGAAGCCGCCTGTGCCTGGGCCTGTGGTGGCCATGTGATCTCCATTTCTAGCCGGGGATTCTCCTTGTCGACCTCGAACCGCACGGGGCCGAGCGTGATGCCGCTGTCGTTCTTGACCAACCCCGCGTCCGCAAGCCCGTCGAAGTAGGACTTGCACGCGGATATCAGATTGTCCCTGTCGCGGCGGCGCGCGATCTTGTGGAATGCGGTGATGTCGATGCGGCACTCTGCAAGGAACAGATCGCCGCCGTGCGCAAGCGCGATCTCGCGCCGCGCGTAGTCGCGGTGGAAGCGCACCGCGCGGTACTTCGCGCCCCAATGGCCGCGCGAGTTTGGCGAGAGGATCGCGTCGGGCAGCGGGAGCGTGATGCGGATCACGCGTCCTCCTTCGCAATGGTCGCCAGCGCGCGCAGCATCCACATCGTCTCGGCCTCGTTGCAGAGGACGGCCTTCGTGAGCGTCTCCGACCGCGTGTCATCGAGGAACTCGACCGTTGCCGCCATGTCCTCGGGGTCGACGCGGATCGAGCTGACCCGGTCGAGGGGAATGGCGGTCGGCCACTCGTCGCTGTTGAGTCCGACGAGGAAGTTCACGGCTTCACCTCCTTGTACCAGTCCCACCATCCGCGCCGCAATAGTTCGCGGCGCAGTCCTGCGGTGGTGTACATTTCCTTCAGCCCCTCGATGATCTCCCAGCGTGCCACATCGCGTTCGGCTATGGCGTTTCCGAAATCGGCGGTGCGCTGCGCGAGTTCGCGCTCCAGTTCCTCGGCCACCTTCAGCGGCACGACAAACACGGAGCGGAGCATGTCCCCCTCGATGAAGCCCATGCGCGCCGCCTCTTTCGTCCTCGGTGTGTCGCTCATTGCTCCCCCTCCTTCGCCTTGATCCACGCCGAGATCGTCGTGGGTTTCGATGGGTATCGTGACGGCTGGGAATCCCGCTGACTGCCGAGATTCATGCGAACCGCTGTCGCAAAGCGGATCGCGTCGATGAGCAGATAGCAGTCGGCAACTGTCCTAACGACTGCCTGATGCACAATCACGGCGTTGCGGCTTGCTGAAATTTCAAAGGGACCATAGGCTTCGTGCTCAGTGCCGATCATTCCGCCAACAGCCTTGAAGCCAATCGCGATTGTCACGACCTCGCCGTCCATGATGGTTCGTCGGCTCGCGATCTGAAGGGTGTCGTCGCTCATCGCTGCCCCTCCTTCGCCCGCCGGATCGCGGCGATGGCGTCCGTTGCCGAGCTATGCTCCGCTTCCCGCACCGCATACGACGCAGACCACGCCGCTTCCCGCGACGCTTTCCGTGCAGCACCCGCCGCATTACAAGCCGCCGCATGTGTCCGCTCCTCGCACATCCGCGCCCACGACTCCCCATGCCCATCGCGGTCGGCTTGCGGCTGGTACTCGCTCAACTCGCGCCACATCTCCGCGAGCGGGTCGGCCCTGCGGCCATCGGCCCTCAGCGCCGCGTTGATCGCGCTTTTGAACGCCTCGTCCCGCTGCGCCGTGAGGGAAACCACCTCCGCCTCAAGCCACCGCAGCCGCTCAAGCGCCCGTTCGAGCGTCGGCAGCGCGGCGAGCATGATGAACTGGTTCATCTCGCGCTCGGTCAGCGGCGGGGGTTCGGTTGTGTCGGTTTTTTCAAGACCCTGCATGCGTCCCCTCCGTTCCCTGCGCCTCGCGGCGATTCGTGCGGGCCTTGAGCCAATGCAGCGCCTCCTCCAGTTTGGTGATCGCGAGAGCGTTCTCGCGGCACTTGAACTGGAGCGTCTGGTAGTACTCGATGCGCTGGATTGCGGCAGCGATGACGGTCTCGACGAACGCGCCGTTCGGCAAGACGCGCTCCTCGCCGCGACCGAGTGGCCCGTCCTGCCAGTTGATGTAAAGACCGATTCCCGTGACCGATCCGCCCGCCGGGCGACCGCTCTCGTTGGTGTGATTGAGGCAAGTGATGGTCTGATCCTGCATTCGTGTCTCCTTCGTTGGTTGGTTGGTCTCGGTCACTGTTCACACTCCCTCCCGCACCGTTCGCAGCGCGGCTTCAAGTTCTGTTCGGTCTGATCGTCGGCGAACGCGATCCACCCCGCGTGTAGGTTGCGGACGAGCGCGGCGCGTTGCCGCCACACCCATCCGATCTGCTGCTTCGTGGTCATGTCGTACAGCGGCCTCGGCCACCACCACGGGACATGGCCGACCCACCACGCGCGGCCATGCCTGAACGGCGACCACGGGAGGCACGGGAGCGGGCCTGATCGGAAGCGGGATTCGCTCATGCGCCCCCCCAGATCAGGTACGCGATCAGCGGTACGGAGAAGCAGACCACGGCCATAACCGTCAGCACCATCGCTGCCGCCGTGAGGCGCTTCACATCGGCTTGCAGGGCATCTCGGTCCTTGGTCACAAAGTCCAATTCGCCTCGAAGGCTCAATACCCGCGCATCCATATCAACGGAGCCGCACAGGTGTCGTTTGACCTCCATCATCGCGGCGCGGAAGTCGGCGTCCGACTCGACCTCGCGGCCCTTCCACAGGACGGTGCCGTCTGGCTTTATCTGAAGGATCACCTGATTGATGTCCGTCCCGTGGAACTTGATTGAATGCGCGCACGGGTCAACGCATCCGAAGGTGTGGCCGATGTCTTTCATCGCGTCCCCTCCTTCGCGCGGCGGATCTCTGCCACCGCACACGCCGCGTCCCGCGCAAACGAACGCGCCGCATACCCCGCAGCCCGCGCCGCAACCCATGTCGCAACCCGCGACGCAGCCAACGCCGCCGCCTCCGTGCGCTCGCTGCACATCCGCCGCCACGACTCCCCGTGTCCATCGCGGTCGGCTTGCTCGTGATACGCCTCCAACTCGCGCCACATCTCCGCGAGCGGGTCGTGCGCCTTGAGCGCGCACCGCAGCATCGACGCTATCTCCGTCGCGGCCTGTCTGGCCCTGTACTCGGCGTGACTGTTGCCAGCCTGCCATTCAGGAGTCACATCCTCTCGGGCAAAGCGCATCGCGGCGTAGACAATCGAGGCGACCTGTTCCTGCACCTGAGCATCGGTCTGCGGGTCGGCCTGAGCCTTCAGCGCGGCGACCTCGGCTGCGAGAGCGTCGCGCTCGGCGGTGCGCGTGGCGAGGTCGGCGCGGAGCCTCTCCACCTCCGCGTGGAAGGTCATGCTCTTCGACTTTTCTTCGCACCACAGCGCGCGCAGCTCGTTGATGTCGGGGTGCTCTTCGTCGTTCGTCTTCATGCTGTCGCTCCTTCCGGGCGCTTCTTGCGCCGCTTGTGCTCCGCGTGTGCGTAGGGCTGAATGACGCGCGTGTGCCATGTGTGCATCTCTACGATCCACTGGAGCGCGCGCCGCTCCTCGTCGCTCGTCGCCGTCGTGCGCGCGGCGATCATCGACAAGCCGTTCCGCACGACCTGCGAGTAGGTTGGGCGGTAGAGCCGCTTGCCAATCGGTTTGTTTCGGTAGTGGGTCATTGCGCACCTCCTTGGGTTCCTCCGCGCGGCGGGAGGGGCTTGCGCCCCTCCTCGCCACACGGCGCGACGGGGGAAGGAGTGACCCCGCTCTCGCCATCCTGGCGCTGTCGCTGTCTCGCATCGTACCACGCGGCCATGCCGACGATCCACGCGTGCGCCTCCCATTCGGGGAGGCTGCGCGGCTCGACGCGGACGATGAGGCCGCGTAGGCCATCGCGGACGGTTGAGTCGAAGTAGGGCTTTCTCATCGGATGCTGATCCTCGTCCCGCGCTCCATGAGCGAGGCGAAGTCGAGCGCCTCGCCCGCCTCCAACCGCTTGCGGATTGCGTCCGTATTCGCCTTGGCCACGACTTCGGTCACCACAGCCCAAGCGGGGAGGTCTTCCACGCCCGCGCGGAGGTCGAGCTTCTGCGCGCCGCCGACCTTCGCGAGGCTGACGGTGTAGCGCGCGGTCTGCACCTTCCCCAGGCTCTTCGCCTCCCAGTGCCAGCGCAGACGCTCACGCAGCGCGGCGGCGGCGTTCTCGTCGACCTTGGCGCGCTCGGCGAGGCGCTTGGCCTCGGCCTTGCGCACCTCGGCGCGCGCCTCCATCTCGCTGATGAGTCGGCAGTAGGCATCGACCTTGTCGGCGAGCGCGGCCTCGTTCTCGGCGAACCACTGGTCAATGGTCGCTTCCGTCTCGGGGGTGATCTCGCCGCCCGCCGCCGCGAGGAGCGCGTCGAGCGACTCCATGTCTGCCGTGATGTCGAGCAGGGTCTGCTTCACTTCGCACCTTCCTTTGCGGCGATCGCCGCGTTGTGTCCGAACACATCGAAATCAAAGTCAATGAAGCCGTCGCGGTAGTCCTCGGGGAGCATCGCCTCGACCGTGCCGTCGTCGAAGATCCGAACGGGGCGAAGCCTGTAGTCCTCGATCTCGCGCTCCGTGCCCTCGAGCACGAACTCGAGAATCCACTTGCCCGACTTCTCGTCCCACTCGGCGCACGGCCAGCGGTCTGTCCAGTCCGCGCCCTCGAGGCTGTCGAGCGGCATTCCCTCGCACACTTGGTGCGCGCAGTCGTGCGACATGGGGAGGATGCCATCGGTGTACTGACGCTCGATCTGCTCACGCGCCTCGGTCAGGCCGTCGCGGATCTCGCTCCATCGCTCCGCCATGTGCGGGCGCGTGGTGACCTCGATGCGACCGTCGACGCGTTCGATCGCGGCGGTAATGGCCGCGTGCAGCTCGCCGAGCGCGGCGGGGATGCACGACAGTTCCATTGGTTCGCGGTGATTGCTGGTGCTGCTCACGGGTTCCTTCTTTCTGCGGCTTCGTGCCGCTGATGGATGTTACTCCGAGTTTCGGCGCAATGCGTGGCATTGCTGCAATATTTCTCGCATTTCCCGCAAATCGCATTTATCGGAGCCGACCCGCGCGGGAATCGCCTGTGAGCCGCCGCAGCGCCAGACCCTCCCGACACCCTGCCGCGCGGCGCGGACGGCTCAGGCGCGATCCTCGGCGGGTTTCTGCGGGCCTGACGGGCAAGCCGACCGCAGCACCTCGGGGATCGGGTCGCCGTCGAGGATCGCGCCGACGAGCCACACGGTCGCGAGCGACCATGTCGACGGGTCGCGCGACAGCGGCGCGCGGGTGCGGGCGAGTAGGCCGCTGATCTGCTCGATCTGCTCGGGCGCGAGGCGCTCGCACCGCGCGCGGGCGCGCCGCCACTCCTCGGCCAGCGCCGCCCGCTCGGCATCGCGGGCGGCGATCCGCTCGCGCTCCTCGATGGCCGTGCGCGACATCTCCGCGCGCTCGGGGGTCTCGCCGTACATCCGCATGAACTTCCCGGCGATGAACCGCCGCTTTGGCCCGCCGTCGAGCAGCGCGTAGCGGCTCAGAGCCAGGTCGGCGCGCTGGTGGTCGAGCTGCGCGGCCTCGCGGATCCAGAGACAAGCGATCTCCTCGTCCTCATGGCCAGCGCCGAAGAGCGCGGCCACGCGCAGCCGCAGTTTCGCGAGTTCGTCCTTTGTCATGTCGTGCTCCCTCAGCGGCGCTTCATGCGCCACCAACTGCGATACGCATCCGTATCGACTCCAAAAACAAACACACACGAAGTGTGTGTGTCTGGAGTCGCTGTGCGGTGTCACCGAATGGACACGCGTTCAGCGACATCACCACTTGTTGTGGTTGGGGGGTTTTAGGGGGGAAGGGCCACGCTTGTCAAGGGGGGAAAGCCGCCCGATTTCCAAAAATCGCGCAGATTCCCAAAACGGAAACGGGCGCGTCGACCGAAGCCGACGCGCCCGCAAAGAAGAAGTCCGTCACATGATCGCGGCGCGCAGGGCGATCACCAGTCGACTCGCGCGGTGGACGAGGACGAAGCGCACGCGGCGGTCGATCCCCTCCCACGCAAGCTCCTTGCGCCTGACCGTCTTCACGGTGCAGCCGAGCCGCCGAGCGAGAACATCGCGGCGCGGCGTGAGGTGGTCGGGCATGAGGTCGAGCACGATGCCGACCTCGACCATTCGACGCACCGCGACGGGCAGCGCGTCATCGTCGCGGATGATCCGCGCCACGGCGACGGACTCCTCGAGGGAGTTGGCGCGGAAGATCACTGGGTCTTCCTGCGCGATGCCGAGCCTGACGCGGAGCGCCTCGGCCCCTGGCTCAATGACTCGCTCCATTCAGCACCTCCAATGCGACTGACGGGCCGTACTCAGAGCAGATGTCAGCCGCATCCGTGCGGCCTCGGAGTCTCAGGATCTCCGCGATGGCATCGCGGATGATCGTCCTCTCGACGCGGCAGTCCTCGGCGGTCGACCTGATCCCCGCCGTCTGCGCGCCGAAGTCGCGCATCAGCCACTCGTCGTACAGCCGCTGTAACACATCGCGGCGCGCGTAGTCGCCGTTCGGCTTGCGCGGCTTCTGCGGGATTCCCTTGGGCTTAGGCATCGGCCACCCCCGTGATCACGCGCTTCCCCTCCGCTGTGAGCTTCCACCGCACCTCGATGGTCTGTCCAAATGCCGACTCGGCCTCGAGGCTGTGCATCAGGTCGCAATCGAGCACGGCGAACGGAGCGTCGCAACCGTCGACATCGACGCGGAAGATGGTCGTGCCGTTGGGGCGCTTCACCGCCGAGGCTTGCCACCCGCGCGCGACGAGGGTCAGCGTGCCGCCGCCATGCGGCTCTGGCGCGCGCTCGGCCTGTGGCACTGGCGACAGCAGCGCCTCCGTGTCCGCGCGGCGTTCCTCGCGGGTCGGCGCGGCGGGCGCGGGAAGCGCCTTGCGCGCCGGCGGCGGCGGTGCGTCCTCGACGATCTCCGTCTCGCCGTGCGCCTCGACATAGACAGGGGCCGCGCCGAGCGCGTCGGGGCAGTGCTGCTTGTAGCCCGCCGAGATGCACCGCGCGAAGAGCATGGCACGCGGGTACTTGCGCCAGTTGTCGCCGCCGAGGCCCGCGCGCTTCGCGTCCTCGAGCGTGAACGAGGTGTCGCCGATCGGCTCCCACTTCCCGCCGTCGCGCCCGAGGAACTGCACGCGACACTCGGTATCCGTGCAAGTCGCGCGGTAGTCGTACTTGCCGCTCCGCTTGATCGCCGCCGCCATCAGGTTCGCCGCGAGTACGGCCTTCCCCTTGATGATGTGCAGCCCGCTCATCGCGTCGTAGTCGGCAAGGCCCAGGCCGCGCCCGATGATGAGCTTGGCGCACGCCGCCGCCTCGCTCTGGATGTCTGGGAACATCCCCGAGGCGCGGAAGACCTTGGCGACCGTCATCGGGTCTAGCTGCGCGTTCTGCGCGGGTGTGTGAACGAGATCACTCATCGCGCGCCCCCTTCCCGAACAGGGTTGCGACGAGGACAGGGCCGAACACGACAGCGGCCACGACGAGTGGGGTGAGATCCCATTCAGGCATTGCAGACTCCTTCGTTGCTGCCACGACCTGTGGCAGCGGACATTTTGTCCGATGCAAGTATCGTCCGAATCGCGCCCGAGTCAACACACTTTCCGCGCAATCTCGCAAATCGACGCGATATCCTGCCCGTCATGCGCGAGCCTACCGTACACATCCCGACCAAGTTGAAGGCGCGGCGCGTCCGCGACCATGTCGCCACCACGCTCTCATACATCCAGCGCGTGAATATGCAGCGCGACGCACGGCGCGTCCGCGTGATCGATGAGGTTTCGTGGGAGTCGCACGACCTCTACACGCTGGCGCTCGACATCTGCGAGGACGCGGAACTGCGCTCGCTCGTCCTACAGGCTCGCGGCGCGATCCTGACGGCGCTCACGCGATGAGCGAGTCGGCGATATTCTCCGTGCCGAGGTAGTTCTGCGGAAGGCTCAAGCCCTTGCCGTACATGTCGAACAGCCGATCAAACGCGCGAACGAACGCGCCCTCGTCGTTGTTCGTGAAGGTGAAGCGCCCGTTGTCGTCCGCGCGCCAATCGGTCGACCCGGCAAGTAGCCCAACGGCCTGACCGCCCTGCGCGATCGGCACAAGCTCCGCGAGGATCACCTCGTCGATGTACGCCGCCGCCGTCGTGAGCGAGGTCGTGCTCTCGATGTGAAGGTAGGTTTCCTGCGGGATGTTGCGCGGCGACCTAATCGTGATGGAGGAAATCGTCCACGATGTCGAACCGCTCGTCAGCGTGAGACTGCTCGCGAACGCGCCCGAGTCGATGATGTTCCCCGACCCGTCCTTGACGCTGATTCGGATCACGCCAGTGCAGCCTGTGTCGATCTTGTACGCGACCGCGATCACATACGGCCTGTCTGGCGTGAGTCGCCCGAGCGTGCCGCCTGACGCGCCGAGCTGCTGTCGGATGTTGAACGCGCCGCTGCCCGCGTTCAGCTTGATCGACCGCGCGCCACGGTAGAAAGTGCCCGTCTCCGTCTGGAACTGCGTGCCCGCCGTGCCCGTGACGAGCGACCACTGGTCGGGGAGGTTGCTCGTCTGGTCTTCGAAATCCGAGTTCGTGAGTTGGTTCTCGTAGATGCCGCCAGCGTCGACTGCGGCGCTGACCGTAGCCACGCGCGTCATAGTGCCCGACCCCGCAGGGAAGCGGTAGTCGAGCGGCGCGTACGCGGGCTGACCGCGAATCTCGAACACCTCCGCGCCGCGCGAGATCGCGCCGTTCGCCGCGTCCTGCACGCACCGCGCCTCGAGCGTCTCCGTGCGCACATTCGGCCAGTCGTTGGTCGATCCGAGCAGGATGTTCGGCGCGTCGAAGTTGTAGACGAACTGACCGTTACCCACATTGCTTCCGCCGTAGGTCGCGCTCGACTTGGTGACGGTCGTGCCGTCGATCGTCTTCGAGTCCGCGTCCATCTGGCGAATGAGCCAGACGAGCGCGTCGGTGATCTGCCTCGACCGCATCGTGTTCGCCGCGCCCGAGGTGTTCGCCTCGGTGAAGCACATCTCGATGATCGTGCGCTCGGCGGCGGCGCGCACATCGTTGAGCACGCCGCCCGCCTCGGCGATGCGGCGCTCGATGTTGCCCGCAAGCACCTCGATCATGTACGCGTCGGTCGACGAGTACTCGAGCTGCACATTGGCGAGGAGCGTCTTCAGGTTCAGCTGGTGCGTGCGCACCGCGTCCATCATGAAGACGAGCGCGCCGAGCCGCGAGAAGAGTCCGTTCGAGCCGTCGTAGGTGAGCGCCATAGGTCAGTCCTCTGTGTGTGTATCGGGCATCGGGAGGAGCCTGTTCAGCGCGGCGCGTCTGCCCGCGCAGCCTCCGCAGTCGCCGAGAAGCTGCTTGAGCCGCAGCGCGGTCGTCGCAGCGTCGATCATGTCTCCGAGTCCGCGCATCGGCCCCGCGTAGCGGTCGCATGAGAAGCACACCCCAGGCGAAGGCGCGCCGCCGTGAAGGCCGAGCAGACACCGCCCTTCGTGTAGATAGTGGCACTCGGTCATGTGACGCTCGCCGACAAGGACACGGACGGCCACGGACGAAACCATTCGGAAGAAGGGCTTGTGGCCATGTAGCCCCACGAATCCCCCAGTGGGATCGGCCTCGCGCATCCGCGATAGGCGTTGCTGCTTGCCGAGTTGCCGTCGCCGTAGCTCAGTCCGTTCGGGCATCCGCTGCTCGGGTACTGCGCGATCGCGCCGACAGCCAAGCCTCCGACCTCAAGGCCGATCTCGTAGTGCCATGTGCCCGCGTTGAACCTGAACGGGCAGACCCAGTAGTAGGCGCGGTACAGTCCAAACACCAATTGAGCGCCGCCTCCATATTGCTGAAGGATCGCACCGTTGCTTGCCAGCACCCTGAAAATGAATCCATTTGAGTTTGTACCAACGACACGCCATCCACCAAATGGCCCCGTAGATTGCAAGGTGAACCTGTACCCGCAACGGCTCTGCGGCGCGTTCGACCTTTGCATCGTCCGCGTTGTCAAAAGCGAAGGAAAAATTTCAATCGCACCCGGGATTATCTGGGTTCCAGAAAAGTTCAGCCTTCCCGTCTGGAGATATGTCCCGTCGCCCATGTCCAACGCGTTGACCGACAGCGGCGCGAAGGATGCATACGCGCCGAGCACGCTTGTGAACGCGCAGCACTCGATCTCTGGCGGCGTGCAGCAGCACGCGATGACGGATTCCAGAGTCAACCCTCGACCCCGTACAGCGTTACCGTGATGCGGTCTGAGTTCGCGGCGCTGCACCAGATGCGGTCGCCGCTAGTCATGTAGATCGGCCCCTCGTAGCGCGTGGTCGTCTTCCCGTTCGTCGTCACATCGTAGAAGATGGCGTTTGCCGTGGTCGGCGCTTCGCCTGGGCGAGTGTGGTGCAGACGAAAGTCGGTGTTGTTCGATGTGATCGACGACACATAGAGCACCTCGACGACCGCGCTCGACTCGTTCGGGACTTCGTAGATCTGCTGAATGGCAGTCTTTGCGACCGTGCCCGACAGCTTGCGGCGCGGGAAAGACCGCCATGTGCGCGTGTTGTAGCCGCTTGGCAGCGTCGATGTCCGCGAGTCGATTCCGCCGCCGCCTGCGGAAGTCGCCGAAACGGAAGGCAGCGGAAGAGCCGCGTCGGAAAGGCTTGGTGATGTCTGACCGATTTCCATGTTCAGCTCCCGCAGTTGATGGCGTATCCGTTCGGCATCGAGAAGACGAGCGTGTTGCCGCCAGTGTCGGTGCAAAGCACGCGCGCGCCGACCTTGATGGGCTGACGGGTGAACCCCGTCACCGATGGCGGAAGCGCCGTGCCGAGCCCGATGTTCGTCGCCGTGTCGATCACCGTCTCGGCTGCGTTCAGGGCGATGGTGACATCCTCGTCCTGCGCCGCGATGTCCGTCCACTGGTACAGGTTCGTCGCGGGGTCGAATGACACCTCGCTGCGAATCACATCGTACTTCCACGCGGGGCTTCCAGCCGGAAGCCCGGGTATCGGAGTCGACGCGGTGATCTTGAACACCCTGACGCGCGATCCTGCGGGGCGCACGATCGCCATGTACGCGCGCCCGTCGCTCTTGCGGGCCGGCAGCAAGAACACGATGTCTCCGACCTGATAGACGGAGTCGTCCACCGCCACCGCCTCGGTGGCGTACAGATCGGAGCCGACAGTCGACCTAAGCCCTCCGCTCATCGTCGGGAAACTCAGGTTGTTCGTGGCGGCTGCAACCTCAGTCCACGCATAGCGGTTGTTGATGCCGCGCACGCCAAGGCGCGCGACGATCATGTCCTTGAAGTCCGTCTCGCGCGGGTTGCGCGGCGCTGGCTGCGCGATCCCCTCGAGCGCCTCGATGCGGGAAAACATCTCGTTGAGTATGTCGAACGACAGCTCGCCGATTTGTCCCGCAGTGAATCGCTTGAATGGTGGGGGCATTTCAGTCAGCCAGAATGTAGTACTGGAGGTTCACCGCCGCCGTGTTTGCCCGCGCGGTCGGGGCAGTCGTGCCGAGCCGCATGATCGCGGCCTCGCCCACCTTGAGCCGCGCGAACGCGACAAAGGTCGTCGTGCCCGTTCCAAGGTCGACATAGTTCGTCGGCCCAAGGTTGCGGAAGTACGCGTACCCGGGCGTCGAGACATCGGTGACGCTCAAGGCTTCGCCGCTCGTACCGATGGCCTGAACGCCGCCCGTCGCGTTGCTTCCCGTCATGTCGACGCGGAATGTCCCGGGGTCTTCCCTGTGGTCGAGGAAGTCCTTCTGCACGCGGAGACGGAGGTTGATGGTGATTTCGCTCGACATCAGAAGTTCTCGCTGAGGTTGTTGAAGTTGGCAAGCGACTCGAACGGCTGAATCCATCGCACCCAGCCCGCATACGACCCGTTGGCCGTCACCTCGAGTTCGACGCGTCCCTGCGGATTCATGCGCGGGACTTGCTGCATGTGGTAGTAGCGGTCATAGAGGAATTCGTGACGGATGCTGTAGAGCGACACGGAAGTCCTGCTGCTCTGCGCACCGATGTACAGGAGCTTGCCAGTTTCCGCTCCGTAGAACGGTCGGTCGTTCCTTGCGCCGACCGCATCGAAGAAACGCTCTGCCCGCGTCTCCATCGAGGACGCGGAAACCGTCTCCTCGAGAACGAGCTTTGCGCGCTTCACCGCAACGCTGAGAGGATTGCCTCCCGCGTCGATCGACTTTCCGCCGATGTCCGCGTCGGTCGGTGCGCCGTCGAAGAGAAGAAGGCCAGGGGGCACGCGGTAGAACAGCGCGAACTCGGCGATCCAATCGACATGGACACCGAGGTATCCCTCCTCGCTTGGAAGCAGTCCGACGAACTCGCCAGACTGATAGCCCCATGTGACGCGCCAAGCGTTGTTCGACGCGGGAATCGGCTCGTAGCTGAGGGTCTGCGCAAAGACATTGTTTTCGCCCGGGAACGCATCGCCAGCCTGTGGCATTCCGTTCGCGCCGAGCTCGATCTGGATCGGCTCGGTGATCGCGGACGCGTCGTCCCAAACGACGAACACCCTTGTTCCTGTCAGCCTTCCGCCGTTGGTCGCAAGCGATCGCGAATCAAGTTGTTCGTGGACTTCCTGCGCCATTAGATGAACCCTCCAAGCGCGGCGGCTTTTGCGTTGATCTGCCTCACTTGGCTCAGAAGGTCTTTGTCGTTCTGCTTCTTCTCGTTGTCCGAGTACGCTGCGAACCTGAATTCTCCGATGGCAGTCGAGACAGAACCGACCGCGCCCCGCATCGTCTCGCGCTGCGACTCGACCTCTGCCAGTTCCTGCTTGAGGAGATCGAGCTGCTTCTCACGCCGAGCCTCGTCCTCGCGCGCCAGCTTCTCGGATTCAGCGCGGATTCGTTCCTCGTCGGCGCGAGCCTGTTTTTCCGCCGCATCGTCTATCGCCTTGATGCGCTCGGCTGCGGACTGCTGTATCAGCTTGCGCTCGGCCTGAAAGATTTCCGCAAGGAACTTCCTTTCGTTGTCGCGCGTCGCCGCGAGGCTTTCCTCCTTGAATTGCTTCTCGAGCGCGGCGAGCTTCTCCTGAGCCTCAAGGTCGATCGCGAGACGCTCGTCCCCCGCCTCGCGCGCCGCGTTGCGGCGCAGTTCGAACTCGGCGGCTACGAGGCGCTTGGCGCGGCCCTCCGCGACGGCAAGCGATTTCTGTGCCTCGGCCTCCATTGCGCGGGACGCTTCGCGCGCTGCCTCGGCGGTCGATGTGCCGATCGCATAGTCCATCCCCGCTTCGATGAGGCTTGCAAAAGCGCCGATGACAGGCACGGACTTGATCCCTGCGGCGACCGCGTCCGCAAAGTTCGCGCCGCGCGCGCCCTCCTCGATCGCGACCTTCATCGCCTGGGAGATTGCGCCGACCGCGATGGCTCCGCGTATCGAGTTCTGCAGCTGCTTGCCGTAGTCGGCCCCGAGTCCGCTGCCCTGCTTGTCGAACGAGTCCTTGAACGCCTTGCCCGCCTCGCCGCCCTTAGTCGCGGCGGTCGTCTTCACGGCGGTCATCGACTCGTTGAAGCGAGTCATGGTCGCCGCCACGGAGATATTGATCGCGCCCGCGTTCATCGTCCCTCCACATATCGTCTCATCCAATCGGGATCATCCGTGCGCTCGCCGCTGCCCTTCGCGGCCATGACGAGGTGCGCCTCGAACTCGCCGCAGACGAGGTCGAGCGGGTTGCCGAGTCCCGGGCACGCCCGCGCCACCAGATGCGCGTGCGCGAGCCAGTCGCGCGGCGGCTCTGGCGACAGCGGGCCTACGGATTTCCCGACGCGGCCCGCCGTTCGTGCTCCTCGAGGTCGATGCCGAGCGCGCCAAGCGCAAGCGCCGTGGCGACCTGTGGCTCGACGAGCGCGACGAGTTCGCCGCTCTCCTCGCACGCGCGGTCAAGGACGCGCAGCGCCCCCGAGAGCGAGAAGCACGACATGACCAGCGCGCTCGCGCGCCGCGCCTCGTCGCGGGCCGTGCGGGCCTCCGCGACCGCCTCCTTCGGGGTCATGCCCGCCGCGCGCGCGTCACGCGCCGCGTCCGCAGCCATCGCGTCCGCGAGGCTCTCGCCGAGCGCGATCCTCTCCCGAACCGTCAGCGGGCGCAGCGAGAACGCGCGCCCCTCCACTTCATGTGTCCATGCAGACAGCCTGATCATCGCATCCTCCTTCGCAAAAGCTCCGCGAACGCATCGTCAGGCGCGGCAACGCGCTTGTCTCCGACACGGCGGATGCTCCAACCGTCGATCCCCTTGAGGTCGACCCGCTCCGACATCACCGCGCATCGAACCGCGTGCTCCTCGCTGACAGTCCCTGGCGAGACGCGGCGCGTCCGCGCCGTGCCGTCGCGCAGTACGAGCGTGACGATCCAGTCGCTTTCGCTTGGGCCGAAGAGTCCGACCGCTTGGTGCATCAGACAAGCCAGGTGACAACGGGCGCAGCGCCGTCCGCGTTGCCGAAGTTCGCGGTGATCGTGACATCGCCCGTCTTGTCGGACGCGAAGGCGTAGTTGTTCAAGATGCAGTTCGCAGCGATTCGCGCGTCGGTTGTTGCCGTGCCGTCGAACAGGCCGAGCGTGATCAGCGTGGTTCCGGTCTGGTTGAACATCACGGCGACCGAGGTAGTGCCCGTGTCGTTCACTTCGAGCGACCCCGTCAGCGATCCCGTCAGGTCGAGCATTCCGAGGCGGCGGCGGCGACCCGTGTCGCCGAAGCCCGTCAGGTCGCTTTCGGTGCGCGCGAGCGTCGCCGCAAAGGTGCGAACCTTGATCTTGTTCGTGATGCCCGTGCCGAGCGAGACATCGCCGTCGTTTCCAATGATGTAGGTGGTTGGCATGGTCGATTCCTCAGATGTCCCAAGCGGTGAGCCTGTACCGTTCCGTCATCGTCCAAGCGTCGTCATCGAATGACGGCACGCCCCCCGCGACCTTGACGGCGGTCACGCGGTCGATGCCAGAACCCGACACCGCCGCGATCGGAGTCGACAGCGCCGTCTCGAGTTCCTGAGCGATCGTCCAGATCGCGGTGTTGCCCGCGTTCGTGTACACGATCAGGAAGTCGACATCGAGCGTGTACCGCTTCTGTCCGCCGAAGTGCGGCTCGACCGTCGCCGAGACTGACGAGTACACGACGAGCGGAGTCGGCGAGTTCGCGGGAGCCTCGTCGAGGTAGATGCGGGAGCCGCACGCCGTCAGGAGCGCGGTGCTCGCGTTGATACGCCCGCGCAGGGTGTCGAAGATGCCCTTCATGGCTTGTCGATCTCCTCCTGTGCGGCTGTCCCGATGATGCGCTCGGCGCGCTTTGATACGGCGTTGAAAACAGGCCGCACATACGGGCGCGGCCTGATGCGCCGCGTGCCGAACTCAAGGAAGCGCGCGTACTTCAGGTTCGAGCCGTAGGAGAACCCGACGCGGTCGCCCGTGTCCTCGACCTCGATCGCCGCGAGGGTCTGCGTCGTCTTGCTGCCCTTGCGCCCGAATGTTCGGTCGGCGTTGCCCGCCAGCGCCCACGACTGCCGCAATCGGCCCGTGTCGACGGCGGGAGGAGCGCCCGCCGCCGAGGCGACATGGATGCCCTGTGCGCGGAGGTTGCGCCCGTTCTTGCGTCCGCGCGCCACGCGGTAGCGGCGACCGCTGCCAGGGCGCGAAAGTTCCGACCGCAGCAGCCGCGAGATGACGAGCTGCACAGAAAGAAGCCCGTTCACGATCCCGCGCTTCACGCGTCTGCGGATCGACTCGTCGTCGATGTCGACCGTTACATCGCTCACGACAGCACCTCGACCGCTTCGACGGAGGTCATGCTGAGGTGCGGCGCGGCCTGAGTCAGCCCGAGTTCGCCGGGGTTCACCGACCCGATCACGCGGTAGTTCCGCGCCGTCGTCGCGAGGCTGTCGCGCACCTCGTCGTCGATGCGGATGTCGACCGCGCCCTCGAGGTAGATCGTGCAGGATGTGCGCCCGTCCATGCGGCCTTGCGCGACATCGCTGGACTGCGTGGTCGGCTGCACGAAACCCTTGACGCAGCACACCGCCGCGTAGGTGCGCGTGACCTCGCCATCGGACGCAACGCCCACCGTGGGCCTGTAGACCCACAGCTTGCGCCCGAACCGCGTGACGAGCGAGCCGATGCTCAACGAATCCTCCGATACGGGCCGAGAAGCCCGTCGATCTCGCGGCTCATGTCCTCGCCCGACTTGATCGAGTACGAGTAGCCGCCGAGCGACTCGCTGGCTACAGCCGAGTCGCGCGTCCTGTCGCGGAAAAAGTTGCCGCACATCGACAGCGTGGCGTGCACGACATCGGGCGGAAGCGTCGTGTAGCCGCCCTGATAGTCCACCATCACCGATTGCCAGCGGTCGAGGCTCTTTCCGTAGACGATGCCGCGCTCCTCGTCCAGCTGCCACTCGGAGACTGCCGAGTAACCAAGCATGACCGCGCCGCCGCCCTTGCAGTCTCGGCCCGCCGCGCGCGCGAGGTAGCGGCTCGGCGCGGACACGCCGACCGTCGCGGCAAAGCCCGCCGTGAGGTTCACCTGTGCCGCGAGAGCCGCCGTGGTCGGGTAGGTGTCGAGCGCAAGGTCGGTGGCCGTCGCCGTGCCGACGCTGTCCATGCGGCGAAGCGCGAGCTTGCCGTCGAACGCAGACACGGTCGCGGCGATGTCCGAGGCCGTCGTGCTCGTCACTGTCAGGAAAACATCCGTCGAAGTTCCGACGAAGTTGACCGCCGAGACGGGCTGATGACGCAGGACGAGCCGCTCCCCGCCGCCCTCCTTGACCTCGTAGTGGCGCTGCGAGACGAACACCCGACCGCAGTAGCGGTCGACCCACGCCGACGCGCGGTCGAGGCACGCGTCAAGGATCGTGTCGTAGTCCTGCGTGGTGAGGCCAAGGAACTCCTTGGCCTCTGCGAGCGTGGCGTGTGCGAGTGCTGAAGACATCAGGCTTTCCTCTGCCTTCTCTTCGGCACGGCGGCGAGTTGGGCCGCGTCCTCGAACAGCGGCGCGGGCTTCACCAGCCGCTCCGCGCTTCCGCTTGCGACGAGCTTCTCGGCGATGCGCTCGTCAACCTCCACGATGCACCCTGGCCTCAGATCACGCCGCCCGTGCAGCGCCTCCCAGACGGCGCAGTTGCGGCGGATGACTAGTAGGTCGCGCATTCGCTGGGCCTCCCCTCGTCCGTGTGCTTGGTGCTGTACTGGTGGATCGCCTTCAGGTCTTCGCCCGGCCATGTGATGACAAGTTGGAGATGCCCGATGCGGACGCGCGGCGTGGCGCAGATGCGGCCCGTCTTCGCGAACGCCTTCCAGAAGAAGATGTCATCGTCGACGCGCCCGTCGCCCCACTCGCCGGCCGCGTTCGGCTGCGAGACGAACCACGGCTTCTCCATCCGCTTGAGCGCGTCGACGCGGATCAGCGACAGGCCGAAGTGCCCCGTCTCGCAGTCGACCACCTCGCGGTGGAACATCTCGGCGGGGACATGGGTGATGCGCTCGCCCTTGTCGTTCTTGATCGACAGAAGCACCGTGTCGCGGTCGCGCCCGATCTGAAGCGGGAACAGCGCGTCCACATCGGGGTTCGACTCCATGATCTGCCACAGGCGGATGATGTCCTGCTCGTCGAAGATCGAGTCGAAGTCGATCGTCAGGATGTACTTGCGCTCGCCCGAGTTCACGATGCCTTCCATCATGCGCTGGAGGCACTGGCCCCAGAACACGCCCGTTGCCTTCGTGAAGTCGATGCCGAGGCGTGCGCAAGCCATGTGAGTCGCGCCCATCGTCTCAGTCCACGCGATGCGCGGGAGCGACATGATCGCGGCCACCTCTTTCATGGGGAGCGTCGGCCTCGGGCGCTTGCATCGGCGCGCAATCACCGAGAGCCAGCCGTCGCCGTCCGACCACGACACGCCCGTCGAGCCTCCGAGGATGTCCCACCCTGCGAGGCTCAACACCTTCGACAGCTTCTCGCGGTTCCAGATCGACTTGTACTCGCCGCGCGCGAGGACGGCCTCCTCGACGCTGCCCGTGCCGTCCGTGTACATCCGTATCGCCGCGTCGAAATCGGGCACATCGAAGCGCGCCTCGTCGCCCTGCACGCCCTTGGCCACATCGAGTTCCGTACCGCTCGCCGCGCGGGCAAGCACATCGTTTCGCTCTGGCATTCGCACCTCCAGTGTGTCGCCGCCGCGTAACACGCCGTCGCATCTGAACAGCCTCGATGTTCGCGTGCGGCACAGGTTTCATCGGCAGGATAGCCGCGCAAACGCACAGCGGCCCGACCCCGTGAAGGGGCCGAGCCGCCGATGCGAAAGGCGAGTGCCTCAGATGTCGGCGAGGTGCGCCGCGCCGTTCTGCGCGGCGGTCACGGGCGCATCCGCCGCGAGGCCAAGCTCGACGGCGATGATGGGCTGCGTGGTCGCGTGCAGGGTGAAGGTCGGCTTGAGGTAACGCTTGCGGCCACGGAGGTCGACCTCGTAGATGAGGCGCGCCTCGGTCGTGGCGACCGTCGCGCTGGAGGGCGTGTACGCCGTGCCAGCCGCAGCGGCCGCGATGGCCGACCAGGTGCTGTTGTTGTCCGAGTCCTCGAGGGTGTTGTTCGAGACAACGGTCGAGAGGCCCGGGTTGCCCGTGGAGATGCACAGGATGCGCGCGAAGCTGAAGCCACGGCAGTCAATGCTGGCCGTGAGCTGCGAGACATTCGTCGCGCCGATTGCGGCGATCTGGAACTTGGTGTTCGGCTTCATGGAATTTTTCCTTCCTGCTCAGGGGCGGCGGGGGTCGCCCGCCGCCCCGTCGCGGTGAATCAGAGGGTGAGCTTGATGACTGCGCCGCTGGCGGACGCGGAGCCGACATTGGCGTTGACGATGTCGAGGCGCTCGGTCGCGCGGACTGCGATGAGATCGTTGGCCCACGCGTCGCCGCCCGTGTTCGAGAAGTCGATGGCCGTCTGGCGGCGATCGCCGAAGTACGAGGACAGGCGAAGGTCGCCGATGAAGGCGAAGGTCGCGCCGCCCGACTCCGTCACGGGGATGACCTGAGTCCAGACCACGGGGTAGCCGAGGAACTGCGGGGTGCGCAGTCCGTCCGCCAGCGTCTGCATGGTGTTGCCGCCAGCGGTCGCCGCGAGACGCTCGAAGATGCCGTGCCAAGCCGACTTGGAGCAGAAGATCTTCACATTGTTGCGCGAAGCGGCCCACGCGGGAAGCTTGCGGAACGCCGCGACGAGGTCGGCAAGGGCAACGCCAGAGTAGGCGGTGACCGATCCCATGTCGGCTTGCTGGAAGGTCGCGTCAGAGAGGATCGTTTCGAGTCCGACGATGCCGCCAAACGCGGAAGTGCCGTCGCCGAGGAAGCCCGCGCGGTCTTCCGCGAATGCAAGCGCCTGAGCGATCTCGTCAGCGGCCTCGTCGCCGAGGTTGACCAGCGAGTCCTCGTTGAGTTCGCTGGAGATCTCCGTGAGAACGCCGAGCTTCTTGGCGACGAGCTTGTTCGAGCCGAACACCTGATCGCTCTTGGTGATCGGTGCGCCCTCGCCGATCCAGTACGCGGTCAGTCCCGTGGTGCGCTTGTTCACGACGCGCGTGTCGCTCGACATCGGGATCGTGCGAGACTCGCGACGGAACACGCCGTACTCCTCGCGGAGCGTGACGAGCTCGCTGTCCATCTCCTCGGGGACGAGGAAGCCACCCGCCGAGTTGATGCCCTCGACATGGGCCTTCTCGCGAACGAGAGACACGCCGTTCGTCTTGCACCACTCGAGCGACTTGGTGTGTCCCATCGCGGCGGCGCAGAAGCGACCGAAGCGGTAGGCGGAGTCGATGCCCTCGCGGGTGTTCTTGAACGACTTGAGCTTGCCGTATGCGCGGGGAGCCTCGACGCGCGGCTGCGCGGCGACGGCCTTGGTGCTGACGATGTCGGCGAGCGCGGCCTTGACGGCGCTCGCGATCTTCTCTTCGGTCATGGGATCCTCCTGCTTGGCCGCGTCCGTCTCGGGAGCGGCGGGAGCTGCGTTGCTTGGGGTGATGACGATGTCGAGCGTCTCGGGGTCGACGGCCATTCCGCTCTCATCGACGATCATGTAGCCGTCGAGGATGAGAGACTTCTGGGCCATCACGCCGGGTTCGCCCTTGATGCGACCCGCGCGCTCGAGTGCGCTGCGGAAGTCGCTGAGATTCATGGTCTTCATGGGACAACCTTTGTCTTTCCGTACCCGCTTGAGGCTTTCCTGAAGGCGACACGCCGTGAGACAAGCCGAGCGTCAGTCGAGGTAGATCGCGCCGCGGGCCTTTGCGACCTCGCGACGAACCACGCTCTCAATGGAGATCGGCGCGGCCTTCGCTTCGATTGAGGGCGCGGCGCAAGGCAGCGCGACTGTCACCGCGACGCGGCGCGGAACCTCGATGCCGAAGAACCGCTTTGCAGCCACGCGCGACACGAGTCCCTTCTTGACGGCCATGATGAGCGCGTCGGGGTTCGACTGAAGCGGCGCGAGGGACACCTCGAGCAGCTTCCACCGCGAGTAGACCGTGTGCACGCGGTCGCCGTACTTCTTGCGATCGACCTCGCTGGCGCGGCGCGTGCCGCCGTCCTCTGGCACATAGCCGACCGACACGCCCTTGATGATCCCTTGCCCGACGAGCGCCGCCGCGACCTCGGGGAAGAACTCGCCCGCGTATCCGTCAGGCCGCTGCGCGAACTGGAAGTCCCCGACGATGGTGCTGTCCTTTCGCTTCAGCCCCAGGCACTTGCCGACAGGCTGCGCGTAGTCGTGGTTCCAGAAGAGGATCGGGTTGCGCTCGAACTCCGACGAGTTCATGCCCTGCGGGATAAGCACCTCGCCGTCGCGGTCGAGCGTCTCTGCGGTGATTACTGCGGTGAATCCCCTGGGTGTCGTGCGAATCTCTGCGGGGAGAGCCTTGCGGACGATCTGAATCGTGTTCATTGGATTCCTGCCTCAAGGTTGATGCGGCGGCGCTCGGCCTCCATGTCCCCCGACTCCTCGATTTCGCGGATCTCGCGCTCGAGCGCATCGCTTAGAACGGGCTGCATCGAGCAGCGACAGTTCGGATGGAGCGGTGGCCCCTTGATGTCCTCGTAGTCGAGCACCATCTCTCGCGTCTTTCCGTTCGCATCAGGAACCCCGAACAGAAGGTCGCCCTTCTGGTAGAACGAATCGTTCAGGCCGATCGACTTCTCCCCGTACCGCTTCGATGCGGCCTCGCAGAACTCACACGGGTCGGGAGCGAGTAGCCAAGTCTTCCCCTGCACCAGTCCCGTCGCCGTCCACGCGTCGACCTCGGCGGTGCGGGCGGCGCGCTGCGCCTCCGTCCTCGCGACCGTTCGCGCGCGCGACCACGACCCGTCCTGATCCTTCTGTGAGTCGGCCCATGTCTGCACCCGGGTCGCAAGCTCGTCGACCGTCTCGCCCTTCTCGAGTCCCTCGCCGAGCACCTCGCGCACGCGGACGGATGTCTGCTCGGTCACCCCAGACGCGGTGCGGCGCGCCAGGCGCACGGACTCCGTCTCGGCGTACGCGCGAAGGTCGGCGCGCTCGACATCGAAGTCGACGGTGGTGGCAACCTTGGCGACCGTGTCGATGCCGAGGTCGACACCGACCGAGATCGCGTCACGAAGGTACGGCGCGAGCGCGTCGACAAGCGCGCGCTGATACTGGCGCGACCGAAGCAGCGCCTCGGCGCGGACGATCAGCTCGCGGGACGGCGCGCCCGCCTTCGCCAGTTCGTTCAGCACGGCCTTGACCTGATCGTCGAACACAGCCGAGACGCTCGCGGACATCTTGCGCTCGGCCTCGTTGATCTCGCGGCCCTCGCTCTCGGCGCTCTTGCGGTGTATCCCAGTGGATACAGCCGACTCCCACATCGCCTTCTGCGAGATGCGCTTTGGCTCGGCGCAGCCGCAGCCGCAGGACTTCGCGGCGGGCGCGGGCGGCGGCGGCGTTCCCGTGTCTGACTTCTCGCGCGCGCTGTCGAACTCCTCGACCTTGCGCCGCGCCCACGCATAGCCCTCGTCGCCTCCCCAACCGTGCCACGCTTGCCACCCCTTGCCTTGGTCGTCCCAGGTCTCGCCGTCCTTGTCGGACTGATGGCGATCGAAGTACGCCACCATGCGGCGGATGGTGTCTTCCGACAGTTCGCGGCGGTTCGCCAGGTCGCGCGCTCGCGCGAGGCCAACGGCAGTCATGCCGCGCTGGCTCTCGGGCTTTGTCTCGCGCACCTCGAGCGCGCGCCGCGCGTTCTCCGCGACGGCGGCGGGCGGCGTGGTGTCGATGTCGCCGAGCGCCTTCGCCTTCGCAAGTTCGTCGCGCTCCATAGCCGCGATGACCTCGTCCGCGCTCTTGCCCTCGCGGCACATCGAGTACGCGATCGCCACCGCCTGATCCTGCGGGTAGCCCTCGGCGAGAAGCGTCTGAATCTTGCCGCTCACGCAGTCGCCGAGCGCGTCCTTTGTCTCCACGGCCTTCGCGGTCACGGTCGGCTCCTCGGCCTCTGGCGGCGCGTCGAGCGGGCCGACGAGGCCGTCAGGCTGCGCGGCGGGCGCGGGCGCGGACGCGCCGAACAGCCCGCCGAAAGGCGCGGGCGCTGCGGGCGCGGGCGGGCCACCTAGCGGCTGACCGTTGATGAGCGGGCGATCGGCCATCGGATCGGGCAGCGGCTCAAGTCCCTCCTGCTGCCGCGCCTCGTTGATCGTGAGGATGCCGCCCGCGACATAGGTCGTGCGCTTGGTAGTCTCGAGCTGCTCGTCCGCGCGCACGGGGTTGTCGTATGCGAGGAACGCGTCTTCCTCGATGCCGAACAGCGGCAGAAGGTTCTGATTGAGCACCTCCTCGTCCATGCGGAGCATGGGGAGGATCGTGGTTTCCTTCCATGTCGCAAAGCCGACCGTCGCGCTCGCGAGGTTCGGGTCGTTGGCGCGAAGCATCGACACGGGCACGCCAAAGACGGCGGCGATCTCCTCGACGATCTCGTCGCGGCCCTGCAAGTCCTTCGGCGGGAACTGCAGCGGCTTGAGGTCGACCTGTCCCGTGATCGCGAGGAAGCGGCCCGTCTTGTTCGTGCCGCGCAGCTTCGTCTCGACCTGTGCGGTGAACCGCTCTAGCTCCTCGTCGCTCGCGTTTCCCTGTGCAACCAACAGGTAATCAGGCCGCGACTTGTTCGCGAAGAAGTGGTAGTCCATCTCGTGCAACGCTTGGTTGCTCGTCACGGCTCCCCACGCGGCCTCGACCTTGCCCAGCCCGTAGTACAGGTCGCGCGGGTTCGGATTCTTGAAGTGGATCACCTCGTCAGGCGTGAAGTCCTGGCGCTGCGCGTCGTTCCGCCCGTACTCGTAGCCCGTGATCCACGGCTCCCCGCGCTGCGGGTTGCCCGGCACGATCCTCATCCACTGGGGCGGCATCGTCCACAGCTCGACGGGCACGCCGAGCGCGGGGTCGATCACGGGGTGCAAGTACGCATTGCCCGTCAGTTCGGTGTACAGCACGCGCAGGACGGCGGCATCGAAGCCGTTCTGGTACGGGTTGACCTTCGCGAGGAGTGTCAGGAGCGGGTGAGCATCGGTGACGATCTCGTAATCGTCGCCGTACTCCGCCGACTTCTGCATCGCGTAGCGCGACGGGAGCTGCGCGAGGTCGCCAGACAGGTACGCCTTGGTGCGCCGACCCGTCCTGCGCGTGTTCCAGAGTTTCGTCCCTGCGCTGCGGTTCTTGACATACAGGCGCAGCGGAGCGGAAGCGACCGCGACCGCGTTCAGCCGCGCGGCGGCGTAGACCCACGAACGGCACTCGACCACCGCAGCGTGGTAGTTGAACGGCGGCGGCACATAGTCGCGCCCGATGAGCGTCGCGCTCGACGCGGCCTCGTAGCGGCTCGGCTTGTCGGTGGTGAATGCCGCCTTGATGCGCTCGAGTATTTTCATATCACTCTCATCGTCATCGGTCGCCGCGTGCGGCGGGAATGCACCGCGAGCGCAAGGGCGCACACGCCGTCATCGTGCCCCGCAGTCGCCTCGTACGAGACGCTTCTTCCCGAATATCGGTAGCCGAACGACTCCAGTTCCGCGCGCAGCCAGCCATCGGGGAAGCGGATTTCCCGCGTCTGGACGGCGAGTTGCAGCCCCTCCATGATCTGTTGCTTGCTCTGCGAGGTGAACTTGAAGCCCTCTGCGGCGCGGCACACGCGCGCGAGGTCTTCCACGATCGGATCGCCCACGCCCGTCGAGTCGATCAGCGCGGGCGTTCCGCCGATCATCTTCGCAAGCCGCTCGCGCGTCACGCCCCACGGAGACTGCCACCGCTCGAGGCGGCAGACCGCGCCGTCGCGGTCGATGCCCACGGCAACGGTGAAGTCCTGGCTCTTCGCAAGGTCAACGCCCCAGTGCTCGACCTTCGCAACCGACATCGGCCCGATGCACTCGCGGATCGCGTCGAGGCCGAACGGGTTGCCGCCGTCCTCGGCGGGGATTCCCTCGTACTCCTGCGCGAAGACCTCGGCGGGCAGCGACCGCCGCGCGGCCTCGACCTCGTCCGCGTCGATGTGCGGATTGTGGCGCGTTCCGATGCGGAAGGCCCGCATCGTGCCAGTTGTGTCACCTTCCGCCTCGGTGAACAGGCGATGAAAGTCGCCCGTGCCTTTCGGCGTGCCAAGGAATAGCGCCGTCCCCTTGCGGTCGGACAGCGTCGGGCGCGCCGCGTTGCGCCACCACTCGAGCAGCTTGGGCACGAAGCCCGCCTCGTCCACGACGATCAGGTCGTAGTCGCGGCCTCGGCCCGCGTCGACATCCTCGAGCGACCAGAAGTCGATCACGCCGTGCGTGACGAGCTCGAGCCGCTTCTCGACGCGATCCATGCGCGCGGTCACGGGCGCAAGCGCGCGCTCGATGTCGCGCATCGGGTCGGCAAGGTACTTGTAGGTCGGCGCGAACCACCCGACCTTGCCGCGCCTGATCGCCCGGCGCATCGCCTTGACGCGTCCGTAGGTGGTCTTCCCCCATCGCCTACCGATCTCCAGCACGGAGAACCGCGCGAGCTGCGCGTCGACGCTCAACTGGCTCGGGTGCAAGACACTGGTTAGCGGCTTCAGCTGGACTTTCACGCATCGCTCGGCGGCTTCGGCGGAAGTTCCTCGATGGTCACGACCTCCTCGCGAATGGTCTGCTCGGCCTTGTCGCGCTGCCCGAGGTACTGCTTGCCGAGCCAGATCAGGAGCGGGACGCTGCCGTTCATGGCGATGTCGATCTGACGCTCGCGAAGCTTCTTGGCGAGCCGCATCCTTCCGAGGGCGACCTGTTCCGCAAAATTCCTGTCGATCGTGTCTCGCGAACAGCCCAAAACTCCCGCGATTTCCTCGGGATTGCAGCCGAGCGCCGCAAGCTCCTCGACTGATTTTGCGGAAATCGCAAGAGGAGGACGGCCCCGCTTTGGCCGTGACTTCTTCTTCACGCGAACGCCTCCATGTTCAGGCTGCACCAGTGGTGCGAGCAGTTCCACGAAGCGCCCTGCTTGCCGACCTCCGCGATGCGCTGGAATCCCGCCATCTCAAGGAGATTGCGGAGCTTGCCATAGTTGAAGATCGCGCAGTGAAAGTCGTGCGCGTCGGTCTGCCCACCCATGATGTACGCCTCCATGTTCGGGTCTGGGAGGTTCTGCTCCATGGCACAGACGACCTTGTCGAAGTCGGGCACGGCGACGAACAGCCGCCCCCCTGGCTTCAGGACTCGCCGCCACTCCTTGAGCGTCGGCAGCGTCTCGGCGCGCGGGATGTGCTCGAGCACATGGCTCGCGCGAATCTCATCGACGGACGCGTCGGGCAGCGTGATGCGCTGCGCGAGGTTCCCGTCCGCGATGTCCCATGCCGTCCACCCTTCCTCGGTGTCGGCTCCTGCCCCGATGTTCAGTCTCATTTCGCATCTCCTCGTTGTGCTCAGTTCACGGGTTGCCGTGGATCACGATCAGACAGGAACCTCTTCCCACTGGAACGAACCGATCCAAGTCGCGCTCGTCAGCGCAGCGGAGCCGCCGAGAGCCATGTACGAGCCAGGCGGGATGATGATCGCGCCGTCGAGGTCGGTCACTGCCGGAGTCACATTCGCCGCGCCCGCGCCTGTCGCCCAGTAGTACGAGGCGAGGGCGACGAGATTGGCGGCAGCCGTTCCGCTCGTCAGGGCGACATTGCGGAATCCCGTCATCACCGAACCCGACTGCTGCAAGGTGGCCATGTTCCACGGTGCGACTGTCGTAGCCTGGGTGATCGTGGCGGTCGTGCCAAAGTAGAGCGCGAATGCGACCGTACCCGCTGCGCTTGCGGCAACGACATTGCCGACCGAAATCTTGTTCACCACGGCGTTGCGGCCCGATCCGATCGGGTTGAAGATCGCGAGCATGGGAGTTCCAGCCGCGCCGCCCGTGTAGGCCGTCACTGCGGCAGCCGTCGAGACGGACAGAAGGAACGAATTGCCGCGATAGGTCGTCTCGTAGTACCGACCGTGCAGCTCGCTGACGATCGAGTCTCCGAGCTGGCCAGATCGACCGTTGAGGATGGCGTTTGGTGCGCCCGCTGCGGGCGCTCCGACGATGTTCTGAATGATCATGGCGTGTGTCTCAGTAGGAGTTGAAGCCTGTCACGGTGAGCAGGATGTTCGATCCTGTCGTTCCTGCGGTGTAGTTGAGCGCGGCGTTGGCCGACCCGCGCAGCGGGGTGGGGAAGTCGAGCTGAACGGGAAGCGTCATGCTCGCGGGGACGCTGAAGGTGACGAGCGTCGCGCTCGCGTCTTGGATCGTCAGCGTGGTGGCCGTGGCGCTCGTGTTCTGGAATGTGACCGATGTCACGCTCTGGCGGATGTCTGCGCCCTGCGCTGCGCGGATCGCCGTCTGCGTGGCCGTGGTCACGGTCGTCGAGACGGCGAAGTCGAGGTCGCCCGGCGCGAACTGCTTGAGGACGAGTTGACCGCTGCGCGAGAAGGTCGCGCGCACCGCGTCGCCAGCAACCACCGTCGCGGCGGGGAGCGCGGTTCGCACCACGCCTCCGACGATCAGCGGGTTGGCCGTCGATGCCGTGTCCTCGGCGACGATCGCGCCCGCGCCGATCTGGCCGATGTTCACCGACGAGTTGGCGGCGATGTTCGGAGACGATGTCGGGAAGAAGGCGGGTTGGTTCTTCAGGACGAGGTTCACCACCGCATTGCCGCTTGTGTAAGTCGAGAAGCGCACGCGGAAGAACCGACCCGCGCACGGGAAGATCCAGTGCCCAGAGGCCGTGACGCTTGTAACGGGAGTCGCCGCGTTCGCGACGATCCATCCCGCGACAGCCGACCACGAAGAGCCGTCGTTCGATACCTCGAAAGACTGCGTGCCCGCCCATGTGCCCGTCAACTGGACGACGATCGAGTTGTAGCCCGTCGTATCGACGGAGGCCACGGAGCCGACGCGGTCGAGTCTCCTGGTCACGATCTCCTGATCGCTCGGCACGACATGGCCGCGCGCGTTGACGCTCAGCCCCATGGGGTAGCCGTTGGGGTCGATTCCGCCGACGCGCGTGTATTGATCGCCGTCTTCCTCGAGATCGAGATAGATCAGCAGCTCGTCGGTCGAGTTCATCGCTCCCGTGTCGGCGGCGAGCGTCAGTTCAAAGTTCCCGCTGGTCAGGGCAATGAAGCCCGCCGATCCCGTGGCCGCGTCCGCGAAGTTGTAGATGATCGTGTTGTTTGCCGTGACATTCACGATCAGGAGAATCTGGCTGAGTTTCAGCGAGATTCGGCTGAATGTGATGGTTCCAGCGCCAGGGCCATCTGGGCTAAACGAGTACAAGCCAGGGACATCGACGCCGAGGAGTTTCTTCATAGGGCCACCGCCATCGCGATTACGAATGCTTGACTCACGCCACCGCCGCTTGCGGTCTGCCACGATGCATTCGATCCGTCAGTCGTGAGAACCTGTCCGCTGCTTCCTGCCGTCGCGGGGAGATCGAACCCGCCGCTCGGGCCTTCGATGCGCACGACCGACGCCGCCTTCGCGACGAGCTTGCCGCGCCCCGACTCGAGCGTGGCGTTCGTCGTGTCGTGGGACAGGCGGACGAAGTCGTTGGCGTTGGCCGAGCCGTTGCCGTAGAGGTAGAGCGTCGGGTGCGCGTGCGCGGTGGCGGGGATGCGGTTCGCCGCGCTGATCTGGTTGCCTTGGCAGATCGCAAGCGCGCCCGTGCTGCCCGCGCTGTTGACGAGCAGTCCGCACGCGAGGCCGTCGCGCGCGCCGCTGACATGGCTCAGGAAGTAGTTCTGCGACGAGCCGAACGCGAACCGTGTGTCGTTGTTCAGAACGACGGGAACTAGGAAGTTCAGGCTTGACGATGTGTTTAAAGTGTCGGTGCGCGTGTTGCGCGTGCCGATGCGAACGCCGAAACCCCACGATTGACCGTCGACGGTGAGCGCGTAGTAGTCCTGCGATGGCTGCGAGGGGTGCGTGCCGTTCGGGCCGATGTCAATGCGGCCGTCTGAAGCGTTCGACAGGAACTCGCCGCTCGCGAGGCTGATCCCCGCGAATTGCGGCGTGTCGGTCGTACCCAGTCCGAGCGTATTCCGCACCGTCGCCGCGTCCGCGTCGTCGAGGACGCCCCGAGCGAACGGCGTGCAGACGATCTCCTCGACATCGCCAGCGCCCGCCGTCGAGCGCCCGAGGAGGCGGTCGGTGGCCGAGACATTTTGCATCTTGGCGTAGGTCACCGCGTCGTTCGCGATGGTCGCCGCAAACGAACCCGTGCCGCTGCCCGTGACATCGCCAGTGAGGGTGATCGTCTGTGGGTCTAGGCGCGAGTCGTTCCGCGCGAGCGTGTGGCGCGCGACCATCGAGTTGACGCGAACCTTTGCGCCGAACGCCGATGTGCCAGCGCGGTCCTGAAGCATGCAGCCGAGGTACGCAATGGTCGCGTAGAACGAATCCTCAAGTGCGCCCGAGTAGCGGTACACGGGCGAGCCGTCGATGTAGAACAGCGCGCCAGACTGACCAGGGAACGCGACCACGCGGAGGAGCCTGTCCACCGAGGTGCTCACGCCCGTGTCGTGGTTCACCACGCCCGCGTTGTCGCACTGGTTCATCCCGTCAGAGATGTAGACCCCGACCCACCATGTGCCGTTCTTCGGGTAGAAGCCGACCAGCGTCTCCGCTCCGATCGTCACGAGATCGGGGCAAGTGTGCAGCCTGTGGATTCCGACCATGAACTGATGCGTCGCGGTGTCGTAGTCCACGACACGGATGCTCGCCTCCACCTCGACTCCCGCGTGCTGGCCGAGTTGCCATGTCGGAGTGCCAGGAAGAGTCGCGCCGTTGTGGCGGATCGCGCAGCGGGAGCGGAAGACCCCCTGCTGCGTCGTCATCTCCGCGTAGGTCGAGAAGGCCACGGCTCCGCTGTCCGAGGTCGGCGCGAGGAAGTCGCCCACGCTCGTCCCGTCCATCAGATACTGGGTGGTGAACGCGATGCGTCCGCGCGTCTCGACCGCAGGATTCGGGTACGACCCCGACAGGTCGCCGCCCGCAGGGCCAGTCGGGGTCGACGCGTTCCGCTCAATCGTCAGCGTCCTGACGGTCGGGCTGATCGTCAGCGTGCGAACGATTGGCGTGACCGTGAGCGTGCTCACTTCGTCACCTCGGGCACGAAGATGTAACCACCGCGCACGGGCGAAATCGTCGCGCTCGCGTCGAGCGGATCGAACAGCTCGAGATCCCACACGCCGCGCATCTGCTGCGCCGTAAGCGCCGTCGACGCGGTCGCGCTGATCGTCATCACCACCGTAGCCACCGTCGCCGCCGTGGCAATCGTGAGGCCCGCGCTGGGGCTAGTCAGGCTCAACACGGTCGCCGTCGAGTCGAACGACTGTCGGAACTGCGCGCGGCCCGAGTAGCCGCTCAGGCTGCCCTCGTAGACGATGGTGAGCACCTCCCGCGCGCCCTGCTTAAGCGTCAGGTCGTACTGGACGAACGATGCGTCAGATGTGCCGTCGCAGCAACTCATGTCAACCTCCTAGCGCGAACCACAGGCACGCGAGCGCGAACAGGGCGGCGAGCGCCGCGCGCGCCACGCACCACACCACATCGGTCGGCGCGTACTCCGCGAGCGGCTCGGGCGCGACCACGACCCGTGCGCTGCGCCTCGCCATCGTCACGCTAAGACGCGTCATTGGTCTTCTCCTCGAGCAACCGCCGCAGACGGCGAATCTCTGCCGCGCCCTCCGCAAGCGCCGCCTGTGTGTCCTTCCACACGGAGTAGACGGGGAACTGACTGAGCAGCTCCATGCGGCCCGCCGCGTCCGTCTCGCGCATCATGCGCTGAGTGTACGCGGCGCTCGCGTCCATCCACCCGAACGGCTCCTGTGGCGCGGTCATGCCTTCGGCTCCTCGGGCTTGTCGCCCTTGATCGCGGCCATGATGAGCCGCTTGCCTTCCTCGAGGCCCGCGTTGTAGGAGTCTTCCTTCTCCTTGGCCGTGCGCTTGTCCTCGCTTGGGCGCTTCAGGAAGAGGCCCGTGAGGAGCGACAGACCGCCGACGAGGAACGCGCCGCCAGGAATCTGCGCCGCACCCTCGTTTGCAGCCGCGAGGCCAAGGTCGAGAAGCGCCTCGATCCGCGCGGCGCGGTCTTCCGCGTCTCCGACCGCGCTCTGGTACTGCTTGCTGCGCGACTGCACCCACGCCGTCCAGTCCTCCCACACCCGGCCAGCCTCGTCGAGCGTCAGCGGCTCGTCGACATCGACCGTCGCAAGGAGGTCGGGGGGAGCCTTCACGACGATGCGGCTGCGGAGGTCGCAGCCCTGAAGCGTGCCGAGCACGACGAACACCCCGACCGTGAGCACGGCGAGCCATGCGGCGGCGGGGTTCTCCTTGATCCAGTTCATCTTTCGCTCCGTTCAATGCGGCGCTCGATCGCGTCGAGCCGCCTTTGGATGTCTTCGAGCGCCTTCGTCTTCGCCGCGTCCTCGCGGGCAAGAAGCTCGACGGTCGCCGTTACCTTCTCCATCGCGCGGCGCGCAGCCTCCAGCTGTTCGCCGCGCTGGCCGAGCGCGAACACGACCGAACCGAATCCGAGCACCATCGTGGCGAGCTGGAACCAGTTGGCGAAGAGCGCGACCTGTTGCCGACCTCGTTCCGTCATGCGCCTTTCATCGGCGCGGTCGGCATTTCTGCGCACCGCGCCCCCTTTACTGGTGACGCATTATTCGTCGGCATCGTCCTCGCCATCGTCAGCCTCGTCCTCCTCTTCCTCCTCCTCGACCTTGGCGGAGATCCACTGCATGAGGCCGCGCACGGTCAGCGCGTTGCCGAGCGCGGTCATGTTCACGCTCGTCCTGCGCCGCCGTTGCGATGTCCACACGACGAGCACCGCGTCGGCCCCGATGGATTCGATGACCTCGCGCGCGAGCTGCGCGACCACCTCGGCCTCGATGCGGCGAGGGTCGGGGGCCGACCGCTTCGGCTTCGGCTTCGGCTCGGGCTTCTGCTCGGGCGCTTCGTCGCTCACTTCGCGGCCTCCAGAGAATAACGGACGATGTAGTTTCGGCCCTCGCATTCGATCCAGACCTTGAGCCACCACGCGCCGAGCGACTGCGGCATGAAGCCCTTTTCGACGGCCCACCCGCTGCCGTGCGAGGTGTCTTCCTTATAGCCAGGGCTTCGGATGTGAATCTGCTCGTCGCGCTTGACCGCGTCCTGAATGAGCCGCAAGCGCGCGATCGACAGATAGAACTCGGTGTGGGTGTGGCCCGACCACACGATGTCCGCGTCGGGATACGAGATCGCCATCCGGTTGGACTGGATCACGCCGCGCGTGACGGGCGCGGAGCCGCCGAAGCCGTGGTGATAGGCGATCGTCGCGGAGCCGCAGCGCACCGTGCGGTTGACGCGCGTGCAGTGGATGCGCAGGAACCCTTGGTACTTGCCGAGGTTCAGGAGCGGCGCGTGGGGCTTGAGCCGCGAATAGAGCTGCTGCGTCAGGTCGAAGTCGTTGTGCTTCGCGACCGCCGTCTCATGGTTGCCAGGGGACATGAGCAGCCACCTGTCGGCGTAGGGCCGATACCGCTCGTAGGCGACATCGACGAGGCGGTTCATGTATGGCCCGTGCTGATACTCGGGGCGAAGATGCTCGCGGTCGGCGCGCTTGTCGTACCGCCCGTTCATGCAGTCGAACAGGTCGCCGATGTCGCAGATGAGCGCGTCTCGCGCGACGGCTTCCTTCAGGTGACGCTCCTCCATCGCCTGATCCGCCGAGGTGCTGTCGTGGTGCGCGTCCGAGCGAAGGAGGAATTGCTGGCACTCGTTCGCCTTGAGGTCGATCTCGACGACCGTCACGCCCGCCGTAGCCTTGGCTCCGAGTCTCGCGTTCATGCCGTAGGCATCGGCTCATTGCGCGTCCCGATCCCGTCTGCACAAAAAGCGAACCGCCCCGCATGCACGGGGCGGCGCGCCGAAAGGGAATAGCGTCAGAAGAGCCTATCGACTGCGAGGATGGCGCGCAAGCCTCCGAACGAGAATGCGCCGAGCAAGCACCCAGCGACCGCGTCGGGCTTGAGGACGATGGCGAGGACAGCCGCCACGACGAAGACGAGGCAGAACCCACCACAGACAATCTTCAGGAACGGCTTCATAGCAGCGGCTTCTTTCCCGCGATGATCTCGTCGCGTTCGTCGAGTAACTTCTGGGCGACGGACACGGTGTCCGTCAGCGCCTTGTTCTGCTCGGCCTCCTCGACCGCATCGTCCATCACGACCGCGCAGAGGTCGAGTATGGCGCGCACCTTTCCGGCGGGGAGACGGATCGTCTCGTCATCGGGGAGACGGGCGGTCATGGCCATGAGTTCGTCCATCTCCTCGCGGAGCGTCTCGTAGGGTTCCTGCTCGGTCACGGCTGCACCTCCTGCGGCTGCGCCGCCTTGGCCTTCTCGCGCTTCTTGCGCTGGCGCTCGAGCGCCAGCCGCACCACCGCCGCGCGCGACACCTTGCGCTCTCGCGCGATGTCGGTGATGAGGTCGTGCAGCTCCTTGCCGATGTTGATCGTGTAGGTCTTCATGCGTCCACCTTCCACCGACACACGATCCCTTCGCGCCCGCTCGACCCCGTGCGCGTCTCGCCCGTGGCCGCGATAAACCCGAGCCGACGCAGATCGCTGCACCGCTTCCACGCGGACGCAAGGCCCGTGGTCAGCGCCGCCTCCTCGTCCGTCATGCCGCGCGGCCCCGCCGCCGCGTAGGCGCGCGACAGGATGCCAAGCTGTCCGCGCGGCTCAAGGCTGCGCGCCGCCGCCTTGCTTGTCGACGGGTCGCTCGAGCGGGCGTTTGCCGCAGCCGCAGCCGCGAACAGAGAACCGAGAGCCGTTGGAACAGCGGGCGCTGACATCAGCGGGTCGTGGGAG